TTACTGCCCTTGAAGAGCTAAAAAATTCTCTATTTCGGATAGCGTTGCTTGACTCCCTTTACGAAGTATTCCAGATAATTTACCCAATTTATAATAGGTTAAGCTAGGAACCGTAGCAAGACCTTGACTCTGTCGAAATTGTTGTATTTTTCCATTCGGATCCGACTCGCTATCCAAATAGTAGATAGTCGCACGTGATCGCTCTACTGCCTCTGTTAATTTAGGAACAAAATCACGACAATATGGACATGTCTCCCGACCTATGTATAATATAAATTCTTCCTCATCTTGGACCTTTTGCTCCACTTCATCTATCGAAATAGCCTGGTAACTCTTTACAGCCTTCACATAGTCTGATTCATTTGGCGTAGCCGCTGATTGAGATAGAAAGAAGGCCCCACCTACGACCAAAATAGCTAATAGCACTAGCAAAAAATACTTACGCCACATAATCCCTCCTCAAATACAGACAAAAAGCCCTTGTAAATAGGGCTTTTAAAATATCGATACAAATCTTAGAGCATTTTGTTGTATAGTAAAAACCGCTTAACTTTATATGTCTTTAAAGCTCCTAAACGCTTGTTATAATAAGGTTTTATAAAAAATAGTATGACTTTTTACAGTCTTTGAAACTCCTTAAAAGTTCGCCAAAAGGGGAGCAAAAAAAGGCTACCAAAGTAGCCCCAAAAATAACCCAAACAGTTCAAAAAATTATGAGTTCAGCAGGCAAGTACTAGCGTATCAAATTGATGCGCTTTTTTTGATTGCTGGTAAGTGTATTATACCATATTTTTACTGTTTCCTACTGTGTTTTACTGTATCCAGAAATTTCAAAAAGGGAAAATTGTGTACGGAAGAGGGCGGCGTTGTTGAATCACGAACAAACCCACCCCCGTTTTAAAAAGATGGGGGTATTTACGAATTTTAGCCCTGACCGTCTTTATACTGCAACAATTCCCCACTCTTAAATATACAAGCAAAGTCTAACAAAGCTGTTTGTAATGTTCTATAAAAACCTGACTCACTAATGTTCATATCTTGGTATATACCGTAATCGGCCTTCTGTCGCTTGATATACTTCTCTGTTAGTATGTCACTGTGTAACTTATCCAAGTTTGAAATAGCCCGCTCTATCTCTTCCACTTCCTGACTCACTGCGATAGCGTTCAGTAATTTATCTTCTTGTGTGTTTCGGGTCGGTCCTGATTTTACCTTATCCGATATATTCCAATTGCTTTGTAAAGTGGTGGTAGTGCGTGCTATGGTTTTCAATCGTGGATATTGTTTCAAGTATCGTTTAGTGATTGCTATGGTTTTCTTTTCGTCTATCATCGTATCTAAAAAAATCAAGCTAGCACCCTCCAACTGTGGTATAATATTGATAGCGATACACCACAGTCGGGGCAGAGAACGCCTTGGCTTTTTTTGTTTAATCACGCGCCACTTTTATATATATAATCTTTTTCCTGTATTTTCAAATCTTGCATATCTGTTTTTATTTGAGTTAAACAAACAGCAAAAAGAGGCAGTTGCCTCTCTCTGTTATTCTGCTGAATACTTCCACAAAGCGCAATAGTTATCTTCGACATCCAGCTCCTTCAGTAACTTTCTTGCTTCATCATCTACGACCGCCATGTTCTCCCATACCCCATTCACTGCCATATCAGGATAATCATCATCTAGCACGCTGTCAGCTAGTTCCATCAGTTCCAGTTCTAACCTTGCTACTTTTTCCAGTAGGCTATCAAAGTCCTCTGACTGTTTGAGTTGTTCCGTGCGCTTGCTGGTGTACTCTTGTTCAAGTTTTTGCTCAGGGTCGCTGTAGTAATCTTGGAAACTGTCACATATCCGCTTGAATGTTTCAGTAAGTTCAGTATCTGCTATATACTCCACTGCTAATTGGTTATGAACTCCGCCCTGTCCGTCATTGTGGTAGCTCACTTCGATAACTGGTTGTTCAAACGTTCCTGTCATGTAGCCCATAAGCGCATGCCCTGCAACTTGTGCGGTGTCAAAGTCTTTGAATGTGTAGTTAAATGTAAATGTGTTTGGTGTGTCTGAAAATGTTTTTAATGTCATGGTGTTTGTTCCCCTTGTTTTAGTCTGTTGATTGAGTAGCGTTTGTCCTTGATTGTAAACGACTTGAAAGAATTACCTTCTAAGCCTTTCAAAATACGGCTATAGTTCCGCTCGTTGTAAACTGTCTTCAACTCTGACCCGCTTAGATTAGTGTTGATGATTGTATTCTCACGACTATTCAAAATATCAAAAAGCAGATCCTGTTCCCAGTCGCTCTTGGGTTTAATAATCGCATTTTTTGCCCCTAGATCATCTAAAATCAGATAATCGACTGACTTCAGGAGCTCCACCGCCTCAAACTCCGTTAACTTTGCGCCTTGTCCGTAGTTCCAGCCTTCTTTGATTTTTTTGATAAGCTCCGTTAGGTTTACAAAGAGCACGCTTTTAGGCTCTCCCTTGGCCCTGTAGCCCTCGTTTATCGCTTTAGCCATTGCAATACTTAGATGGCTTTTTCCGATGCCTGTAGAGCCTGTGATAAGGGTATTTGCTTTGAGCCCTGCAAGATACTTTTCCGCTTGCCCTTTAGCAAAAGCTAGTAGCTGTTTTTCCTCGGTAGTTTCTGCTTTGAAAGTGTTAAAACTAGCCCCCTCTAGTTCCCTTGGAATTGTGCTATCTCGCATAAGCACATTATACGTCCTTGAGTAAAGCCCAGCGTTCAAATGCTCTTCTACTGCCCTTTGTTCCTGTTGTTGCTTTTGTTCTTGCTCGCACTCAGGACAAAAAGGCTCTAGCTTCCGTGGTTTGTCTTCTCCAACCACCTTGACAGCTCTATCAAGTTGGACTAATGGGATGTTATGTAGTGGGCAAGTCGCTTCTAACTGTCTAAGGTGCTGTAAATTCTGAAATGGATTTCTCAATTCCTGTCCCCTTTCTAAAATGGCACTTCTGGGAAATTGTCCGGATTATCTTGCCTAGGTTGTTTCATCGCTTCAAACTCCATTTTATTCTGCTTGACTTGTTCGATAGTCTTCAGACCTTGACCTTGCCAGCGTTCCAGAATAGAACGGGTATATCTGATTGACCTCCCACCATTCAGGATAGTTTCGTCTAGGGCGTACAATACCAAGCGTTGTCCATGAACCTTTAATAGGTCTTCAACTTCTTGGGTGATAGTTCCACTAATTGCCATTTCCCCGAATGCTTCTTTGAGTTTTTCAAAGATGATATTTTTACCAACTCCAGCAGCCGCATTTTTTTCTTCTTGCTGTTGCTCTAGCTCTATCTCTTTCTCTAGCTCTAGCTCTGTTGGACACGAGTTGGAATTAGTCAAAGACTTTTGGACATTGTCCAATCTCTTTTTGTTTTGTCGTTGTTCCCGTTTGTAGCTAGCCCAGTTTGTTTCACTCATAACTATAGCTTTAGCCTGTGGTAACTCTGCGTTTTGGTCTTCGTCAATCTGAATTAGTCCGCATTTTGTAAAGTATGCCATGGTCATATCGATATCATCTTCCGACACATCCAACTTCAAAGCCAATTCTTCCTTGAGATTTTCAAAATAACCTTCGTAGTAGAGAATGCAATCACTTTCAAGACTTTCAAGCATTAGGCGGATATAGATTACTGTCATAGTGTAACCGCCTGGAATAGTCTTTAGTCTCTTGATGAAAATATTGTCAAAAAATTTTTTATCAATCTTCAACCAAAAATATATTTTAGTTTTTGCCATTCTCAACCCCCAAAAATACCAGAATATCACTGACCCTATAAAAGATTTTCCTAGTGTCTTCTAGTGGGGGCTGGTAACGTCTTAACCCATTATCTTCCCAACGTTTCAAGGTCTTATATTCTATGTCTAGCTCTTTTTTGAGTTGCTGGGCCGTGATTAGTCCTGTTAACCTTGGCTTGACCATCTCACGCGCCTCCAGATAGTTCTCTATAAGCTCCAAAATGCCCGTTTTTAGCTCTATTTCACTTTGTACGGTTAGTTCAAGCCTCATCTCTGTACTTCCTCCAGTCTTGTAAATCAGCGGTAAGAAGCGCGTGAATACGCTTGTGTTCTTGGTCGTATTGTCGTTGGAGTGGTAGCACTCCCGCAAGTCGTTCCGCTTCATTCTGGGGGATATAGTAGCCCCCTAGCTTGTTATCTCGTCCACCGCATACGGGTATACCATAATCAACAATAAGCTGGCGAATATGTTCCCTAATGGTTCGGATGTCCAAGCCTGTCAGTCGTTCCATGTCTGCCCCTGTGATGGGCAAGTCCATTCCAAGCGGTAGGAGCTTGAAAACTTTGTATAAGTGTGGTGGTAGTTGGTTTTCTGTCATGCCTGCGCCTCCAGACTTGCTATTTTGTGTTTTATCCAAAGCAATTTACTATCGTATTCCATATCAGGATAACAGTGCATTTCTTCTGGTGTCGTGTGCTTGAGAATTGTCTCTGCTATTTGTTCAAGTTCTCTAAATGTCAGCATGGTTCCCCCCCTAATTGTAATATCTGCCCTGTGATTGAATATAAGCCCCGTAGGTCGCATTTGTCAGCCGTCTGGTATTGTTACCCTCTGGCTTGATTTTGGGCTTGTCAGGGGCTTGGAAAGTGCCTAAACCAACGCCGAACCATAGAAAGATGTTCAGCGGTGGAAAAATTGCTAGTAAGGTCAAAGCGGTCTCGATTGTCATTTCTTGCATTTTTTTAGCTCTCTCTTTCATTTTGCCACCTCTTCCAAGGCTTTTAATTCTTTATCGTTACTATTGTTTAGAAGTAAAAAAGCAATTTTGTCCAAGCGGTCATATAGTGCTTCATTTTGTTTGTAAGCAATAGAAAAATATTTTTTTAAGTGCCAAAAAAGCGCGGGCTTCGTCCTTGTTTTGGATAAACTGTAACCCCTCAAGCGTTAGGTTGTTCATCTCCAGCGTGTTCATGACGTCGTATAATTCATTCCCTAATTCCTCTAACTGCTTGACGGTTAATAATACGCTAGGGGTAAACTGCTGTAGTGAGCGCTCAGCAAGTTCTTTCAGTCTGTTTGTTTTTTCTGTCATGTTGTTTTACCTCGTTTTTTTCTCTGTTCAAAATGCTTAAACTATGCTATAATCTAGCTATAAATATTTCTAAAACCCTTATAGCTTGCCTGCTGAATTGTGTTTTAGTTATTTACCTTAAAGGCTTGGAAGTTGGTTGCTCTCAAAGCCTTTTTTTGTTGTTTTAAATCGTTACCGCTTTTACTGAAATATATTCCTTGTCCGCATGGTCTACGTGGATTTCAGTGATTTTATAATCTGTTCCACGGAAACGGATATACATAGAATTGTCAAATGGAGGTTTAGGGTGATAACGAATAACAAAAACTTTTGTATCTTTTCCAGTTTCAAGCCCTGATAAGGTTTTAAAATCTCTGACGGTCACCCCTGAAACTTCAACCCAACAAGAATATACGTCAGTAGAAATAGGCTCAATTATTTCTCCGTCCTCGTTCTGCTTTCCAGTTTTGGAAAAAAATGTAATTCGCTCAGTCATTTTTCTAGTGTTCATTTTGTTTTTTCTCCTATCACGCGCCTTGGGGTGCGTTTTTTAGTGGTCTGAATACCATTTTTTCCTGCTCCTTTTTTTAATCTTCGACTTTTAGAAACTCGTCCACGGTTACGCCTAAATACTCTGAAACCTTTTGAAGTGTTTCAATTTCTGGCTTCTTGGTACGTTCGTAGTACAAAGCTGTCAAAGTGCTTTTTGAAATGCCTGTAGCCTCTGCAATGTGTGAAACTTTCTCACGGCGTTTGGCTAGCAATACCCGCATATTGTTCTTCATGGTCCTTGCTCCTTTCTCTTTGATAACCAACCTGAATAGAGTGAAAGGTGTTGAGGTTGGTTGTTGCACTTTTTGTTCAACTTGTGTTGACGATTTTGATTATATTGCACTTTTTATTCATTGTCAATACTTTTTTTTGAAAAAGTTGTATTTTTTGTTCACTTCTTAAATTTTTAATGATATAATCACAACTGAAAGGTGTTGAAATTATGAATAGATTGAAAATTTTACGCAAAGAAAAAGGCGAAACTCAAGACCAGGTTGCAGAAGTTGCCGGAGTGAGTAAACGCTCTTACATATATTGGGAAAATGGTGAAAGACAAATCAAACCAGACAAAGCTCAGGCACTCGCTGACCATTTTGGTGTGAGTGTTGGGTATTTGTTGGGGTATAGTGAATATGAAAAAACAACGGATATCAAAAACCTTGTGTATGATACACCTTATGGAGGTGCTGCTGGAATAGTGTACGATGAGATAGCAAAAAAAATCGGAGAAAAACGTATGAAACGTTTTTTGGAGAATACACTTTCAAATGAATTCATACAATTTTCAATGTTTGACAATGATAATAATTTGATGCACACAAAGGAAGCAGAAATGATACTATTATTTGAGCTCCTCGATAATTCAGATAAACAGCTTGTTTTCGATTTAATCAAAAGTCTTTCTGACAAAATAGTCGGAGAAGATTTCAAAGGCTATCCATTAGACAAATGGCCAGAAGTTGAAGATAAGAAAAATCACCACTAACCCACGCTCCCTACAAGCCCCTCACCACGTCCAAACACTCCTCTGGTACGTTTACCCTACTGAACTATTCCACGCTCTCAGGGGCTTTCTAGTGACTGTGTGGAGTGAAAAAAGTCAACATTAGTCAACATGAAAAAGTTAGGTTTTGTTAGGAGCTGAAAAATGTCAAGTTTTAACAAGTTAGATATTTTAGCAAACTGTCTGCGGTCGGTAGTAACGACCCCACGGCGGCGCGTGATACTATCGTAAACAAAACAATCACTAAAGCAATGTAAAAACGTATTATTCTGGTACTTTGCTAGGTTTTAATGCTTCTAGGGCAGTCTATGACCATCAAAGGTAAGATAAAACCATTTGACAACTGAATAAGGGGGTGCTATACTTGGGGTATAGTGATGAACGATTCACTTCCAAGTGATTCAAAAAAAGCCCCCAACGTTGCACCGTTGAGGGTTTTTGTTTTTGCCCCGAAAGGCTTTACTTGTTGCGGTTGTTTAGCCAATATTCAAACAAGGATGTCAGAATACTAACCAGCAACGGCAAAAGAAAAAGTGTGATGAACAATTCTTTTTCCAAGCGACTCACCTCCCTTCAGTAAAATCCGGGGGCTTGTCTATCATATCAGAATACCGCCCACGTTGTCAAACGCTCCAAAATCGCCCATATTCGCTTTTAACTCATGACTGGTATATTTTACCCTACCCACTTAAAACAAACGAAAATAGGGCTATTCTCGTAAGCCCTCGCATGATAAAACCTTTATAGCTTGCCTGCTGATGGAAAGGATATATCATGAAAATAACTGAAGTAAAAAAGAAAAACGGTGCTACTGTGTACCGTGCTAGTGTGTATCTGGGAGTTGACCAGGTAACGGGTAAAAAAGTAAAGACCAAAGTGACGGGTCGGACACAAAAGGAGGTTAAGCAGAAAGCTCAACAAGAAAAAATAGCCTTCCAGCGAGACGGCTTTACCAGGTTTCAAGCTACGTCAATAGCAAGTTATCAGGAATTGGCTGAACTATGGTGGGAAAGTTACAAGTACACTGTCAAACCAAACACGCAAGACAATATTAAGAGACTGCTAGATAACCATGTTTTGCCACTCTTTGGGGGCTATAAGCTTGATAAGTTAACCGCCCCACTCATTCAAAGCATAGTTAACAAACTGGCTGACAAGACCAACAAGGGGGAGTCTGGAGCTTACCTGCATTATGATAAAATCCATGCACTTAATAAGCGTATATTACAGTATGGTGTGACCATGCAAGCAATATCTTCTAACCCTGCGCGTGATGTCGTCCTACCTCGTAACACTCAAAAGGCTAAGAGAAAAAAGGTCAAGCATTTTGAAAATCAAGACCTAAAAAAGTTTCTCGACTACCTGGGAGGGTTGGACCTGTCCAAGTACAGAAATCTGTATGAAGCCACCCTATACAAGTTCTTGCTGGCCACTGGTTGCCGTATCAATGAAGCCCTAGCGCTTAGCTGGTCTGATATTGACCTGGAGAATGCAACTATTAGCATTACCAAGACGCTAAACCACCTCGGGCAAATCAATAGCCCAAAATCAAAAGCAAGCTATCGTGATATAGACATAGACCAGGCGACCATTACCATGCTGAAAGCCTACCAACTTAGACAAATTCAAGAGGCTTGGAAGATTGGGCAGACTGAAACGGTTGTTTTTTCAGACTTTATCCATGATTATCCCAATAATAAAACTCTAGCTACACGGCTGAGAACTCACTTCAAACGTGCTGGAGTATCTAACATTGGTTTTCACGGTTTCCGTCATACCCACGCTAGCTTACTGCTTAACTCTGGAATACCTTACAAGGAACTGCAACACCGTCTAGGTCATTCCACTCTATCCATGACTATGGATATTTATAGCCATCTCTCAAAAGAGAACGCCAAAAAAGCCGTCTCGTTTTACGAAACAGCATTAAAAGCACTCTAG